AGATTACCTGCTTGCTCAGCTGTTTGTGGAACTTGATTTGTATCTATTGGTATTACATCAGCATTAGCGGGATTTTCCATTTCATTTGGTATTGCATTTACTGTTTTTAAATCTCCATTGAATATAGCCTTTAATCTTTCTTGATCGGCTTGAATACTGCTTTGAACCATATTATTCTGATCTTCAGAAATAATATTATTACCAACTAAACCTGATCCTAATTGATTCATAAATCTAGTATACCCTTGTAAACTATTTGTAGATGTTCCCTTAACACCTTCAGTAACAAGTTTCATTAATTTAGGATTAGAAAACATTCTAGCTAATGCTGCAGGGCCTAATACAAAAACACTTGCAGTACCTAAATCAACAGTACCAGTAGCTCCTCCAAACAAAAATAAACCTTGAGACATTTGTGTAATTGCACCAGCTTCTTTTAGTTGTACAAAAATTGTACCTCTACCTTTACCTACCGTTCCTGGTCTAAATATTTTACCTTCAGCATAACGTAATGCATCTACATACTCATCCATCATTTTTGCTTGTTCATCAGATATTAATCCTCCCTTCTTAATAAAAGAACCATAATCATCTTGTACAAATTTTCTAGCCCTACCTGCATCTAAGTAAGTATATTGGTTATCAAATCTTGTAGTGTTATCAACAAACTTTTTAAAGAAGTGTCCTCTTATTCCGTCTTCAATTTTTTTAGCTTCTTCTAAAGGAATTAATCTTGTACCCTGTTTTGTCGTAGCATTAAGTTGCCCTAAAAAATCGTCTGTAAAACTTTTTTTATTTGCTTTCACAATCATGTCAAATATCTGTTCTTGTCCAACATTTTTCTTAGCAATACTTGCAAAGATACCATTATTAAAAGCTTTGTTTACCATTTTAGTTAGTTCTGTCAAATCATTTCTCATAGTTCTTAAATTACTTGGAAGATCTGCTCTTTCCATTAAGTCAGATAATCTTCTTAAAACTTCAGCTTGCATTCTAGAGCCTTCAAGTGTTTTTGGCATTTCTCTTGCCATTCCTTTATAAGCTTCAGCTAGTTCTCCAAAGGTTGCATTAGGTCTTACTGCACCCATAGTTTTTTGTATAAGTTCTACTGATTCTTCATATTGACCTGGATAATTACTAGAATTAAATTCATCTAATTGTTTACCTAAAAATACTCCTAGCGAATCTTCTGGCATAGTTTTTTGAAACTGAGGATTCCATATCATTGTTTTACCAGGACCATTAGTTCTTATAGGAACTACACCTGTTTCTTTTACTGCGTTTCCTAATTTAGAATAACCATTTGCTAAAATACCTTGATACATTTTTTGAGAATTTTCCAAAGTATCTTTAACCATAATACCAAATCCTTGAGGATCTAATATATTCTCATCTACAGCTTTAACTGCATTTTCTACAAGGTCATCAATACCTGCTACTAAACCAACACGTGCTCCACCTGATGCAGCTCTCATTCTTGCAGCACCAAACAATGATGCTTCTCCAATTGCTTGGAATTGATCAATTATAGCATTTTCAGTCAACATCGCTGGGGTAATACTACCAGCCTCTACTTGTGCTAAAAAATCTCCACCTATTTTTTTTTCTTGTCGAGCTAAAATCTCTGCACCTTTTTCTTTATTTCTTAAAGCAACTTTTTGAAAATCTGATAATTCTGGATTTGCTTTTATTAATGTTTCAACTCCTTCTTTTGATATTTGTCCAGATCTTACTTGACCTAAAGCACGGTAAAAATCTTTCTGCCTATCCAAAACTTTTGTAGCTGCTTTTGCAGTTCTTAAGGTATTAACACTTCCTGTTGCAACTTTGTTATATAATTTAGATAACCCACCTGCCATACCAAAACCTAAGACTTCACCAAAGCCACCCTGTAAGGTACCTCTTGCTACTTCTCTAACGATACTTTCTTTTGGGTCAAATGATTGTGCAACTGCAGCACCAGTACCACCACCAACTGCAGCACCTAATGTACCTCTTCCAATTTTACCAACTGTGCCTGCGCTTATATTTAATAATGGTCTTGCTATTCTAGCTATTCTTGCAGCAGATGTGGCAGTTAATGCTAATGAAGACCCACCAGAAAAAGGAGCCATTGCAGCTCCAGCTATACCACCAGCTATAGATAAACCAACCTCGGTTGCTATTCTCATAAAACTAGGTGAGGATAAAAAACTTTCTGTGTCTTGATTGTACTTACCTTTTTGTGCTTCGTTTAAAACATCTTCAGGCTTAATAAGAAATTCATCATTATCTAATATAGATGATCCTGTTTGTTCATCTTCAAAATTTCTAGCCCCTAAAAAAGTATCAATAGCTAATTGTTCTTTTGCAGTTGGTTGCTCGCCTTCAATTTTAAATTTTTGTCCTGATACTACTATGTCAGCCATTAGGGTGCTCCTGTAAGATCTATTGTATCACCTACTCTTTTAAATTTAATATCTTGTGCTAGATTAAAAGTAATTGCTTCGGTTGCACCTGATCTATCCATTATGTTCATAGCATCTTCAAAAGTTGCATCTTGGTCTTCGGCTAGCGCAATAGTTTGATTCATATATTTATTTAAAGCTTCCATCTTTCCTTCAAATGTAACTTCCGTATCGCCTAATTGTGGAATCATAGCTTTAAGTCTTGTTGCTTCTTGTTCAGATACTGCAGCTCCAGAAATTGCTTTACCTAAAAACGAAGTAGTTTTTTGAATATCTGCTTTTAAGACTGCATACTTTTTTGCATTTTCAGTTCCCAATAAATTTGTTATAGGTGCTATTTGTCTATATGATAAAGGACCAACTGGTTTTCCTAATTCCACATAACCTTTTGCAACATCCCCTAAAATAGCTTTAATTTCTTTTGCACCTCTAGCACTCTTTAAAGCATCTGCACTTGGTTTACTAATAACATTAATCTTACCTTCGGCATCTACTTGAGCAGAAGTTCCTGGTGGTAATTTAGCTGCTTTTAATTCTTCAGTAGTCATTAGTCTTGCAGCCTTTTTAGGTTTAGCTTTTTCTAATGCAATTATTGTTGCAGGTAATTTTGATACTCCTTCTCCTAAAGCACTTATAGCATTACCTACTCCAGAACCTTTTGCTTGAAGTAAAGGACCTGCTAATGTCATTGCATAAATAGCTTTTTCTTTAGGAGTAAGTGAACTTAGTCCACCTGTTTGATAATGTTTTATAGTAGGCTTCAAAGATTTGAAGTATCTAGCTTTAAACATTTTTCTTGTTAATACTTTATCCATAACTATCTCGGTTGCATCATGTTATAAGCGGCATATGCACTTAAACCTGAACCTGCTGCTTGTGCTATTGGATTAGAGCCAGGAGCCGTGGTTGCTGTAACACTACTTTGTGTAGTAGGTAAATTAGTCATAATACCTTTTAAGAATTCAACTCTTTGGTATGGTTCATATTGTTTTTGTAATTGTGTTTGTCTTTGAGCGTCTAATGCCTGTTGTCCAATACCTCTCTGTACTGCACCTGCTTGCATCTGAGCATTAATATCTGCAAGACTCATTGCTTGTTGTTGTGCACCTAATTGACCTAGCATTTGACCACCTGCAAGTTGTTGTTGTCTTTGGGTTTGAGCTGCGCCTAAAGCAGTTTGAAAACCTTGTGCTTGTGCTTGACCCATAGCTTGCAAAGTTCTATTTTGTAATTCTGCTTGTTGTACACCTTGTCTTCCACCTCCAAATGCACCTGCATCTATAGATGATGCGTTTAGTTGATTTTGCGCAATCATTCCTTGTCTTCCAATTTCATTTGTAACGTATTGTTGATAAGGATTTAAAAACTGTCCTATGTTTGGGTTTGCCATACCTGTTTGTATAGATCCAATACCAGACGTAACAGTGCCTGCACCAACACCTGTTTGTCCTGCTTGTGTAATACCTGCTTTTTCTAAAGCACTAATTGGTGCTACTTGAATACCTGGAAGATTTATTGGATTCTTAGCTAAGTTAGCAGCTTCATCATATAAAGCTAATTTTCTAGCTTCAACTCCTGGTGCTTCTCTTGCAATACTAGTTTGTGTTCCTGTGCCGCCGCCACCGCCACCGCCGCCACCGCCAAAAATACTCATTAGTTTAACTCCTTTTCAAATTCAATATGTCTTTGTTTGTAACCATACTTTGACATAACTTTTTTATATCCAGGTCTCATGTAAGCCTTAAATTTTTTACAACCATTTACTTTAGCAAAAGTTTCTAAAGTATTTATTAATTTTTCTTCCCATAAATTCATTTTTTTTCCTGTACATATTAAACCTTGTAACTCTTTAAAGTTTGGGTTTTCAAATATTCTTGTTGTTACAACACCATAAACTTTATTAGTATCTCCTTCTTCAGAACCAAATATTAAAAACAATTGATTATCTCCTGATAATAAAAGTTGTTTAATATCTTCTGGTTCAGCATAACGTCCACTATAAACCAATGCCTCTGCAATCATAAAATGAACTAAAGACCAAATATCTTCTACCTTTGAAGCTATGATTGGTAGTATTTCAATATCGTTTTTAATTATCTTTTCTGCTTGCATCGACTAAATCATAAATTCTTTTTAATTTTTTTTGTTGATCATAAAAGAAATCAGCACCTGCTTTTCTCATGCTTTTATAACTTTTTGGATCACCACCAGATAATATACCTGCTCCAAGAACAGCGTCTGCTCTTGATACAAATTCTCCGTCAGCTAATTGAGCTAGCATGGTGTCTTCATCCTTATCACCATTACCTGCACCATCTTCTACATAACCTTCAGCTCTTACATAATTATTGTAATCGTTTTCATTATGGTCTGTTTTAGAGGGTAGATAATTAACACCACCTGTATTAAATTTTTTAATTGCAGTGGCTAATCCACCTTGGTTAGCATAAAACATATTTGACCCATAAGTTTCAGCTCTAGTTGGTCTTGTGTTTTGTGCTGGTTCAAAGCCACCTTTTAGTTTAGCAGATTCTGCTGCGTAAGCTTTATCATAATCTTCTTTTCTATATCCATCCACTCCACCATCACCTTCATCTTCTCCACCTAATAATGGAAGTAATGTTGAAGCAGTAATTAATTTGGTTCCTGTATCCATTCCTAAGAAACCTTTACCTTCTTTTGTAGCTGCAGCTATTTGTTCTTTTGTAGCTCCTTTTCCTAAAGCTTTTGTTGCCTCTGCTTGTGTTACAGCTTTTTGTCCTAATAAACCTTGTATACCACTAAACGGTGAACCTTGACCAATACTACCTATACCTTGTCCTGCAGTAACACCAGGAATCATACCTTGTCCTGCTGCCGCTCCAAAAGCATATGCTCCACCACCCAAAAGGGCAGCATCTCTTAATGCTCTTTTTGTAGATTTACCTCTAAGTTTTTGTACGCCAAATGTGGCTAACGCTATTGTAAATGGATCCATAGTCTATTTTCCTAATAATAGCATATACTACCATTTTACTTAGAAGATTTCAACTCATCGTAAAACTTGCCTTGATATTGATGCTCTCCTATATGAACTATTGCGTCATTAACATAGGCATAACATTTACCACCTAAGTCTCTCCATAACTTACAGAAAGCAAAATCTTCTCCATTATAAGTCTTTTCTTTTGGGTCGTGTAATGTGTCAAAAAAATTCCACATATTTGGTTTATTGACATACTTACCATTGATCACAGTTTTTTGTACAATTTCTTTGTCCGGGTATTTTTCAATCATTTTTAAAATAACTTCTTTTTTTATAAGCATGCATCCAGTTGGTGAATCAGTAACCTCTATAATACCTTTACTTAAATTTATGTTATTTGGATCAGGTACTTTCATTGGATATGTATGAAGCGCACGTCTTATATCATCAGGAGATTTTATCTGACCTTGTTGCATTTTTTTAAATGCTTTATCCCACATTAAAGTCTTTAAAGGGTAAGGAACAGAAATAATATCTTTGTTAGCTTCAAGCATGGTAAATATAGACTTAGCTTGAAAGTATATATCTGAATCTATAAATAATAAATGTGTTGCTTTAGACTCTAAAAATCCAGCTACTGATAAGTTTCTACCTTGTGTAACTAAAGATGATTTTATTAAGTGAAAAGAAACTTTTAATTTTTTTTTAAAACATTCTCGTTGAAACTCTATTAAAGCTTGTGTGTAATGTATAGATACTTCACTATGAACTGGAGTTGCAACAAATAATTCAACATTTTTAAATTGGTCTACTTTGTCTTTCCACAAAGGTTCAATCGCTTTCTCATAATCTGATTGAGTTTCAATACTTACTTCTTGTAATGTTTGATATGTATCTTCATTTATATATTTATTGTTTGACACTTATAGCTCCTTTCAAAAAGTTTGCCCATTCAATTCCTTTTTTTTCCCAACTATAAAATTTCTTATAGTATTTTTGTTGTTCATCTAAATGGTTTTGAATTAAATCTGTATGTAAATATTGAGCACATATATCAATTGCTCCTGCCACACTACCTGCCAACAACTCAAGATTTTTTGTATAGTTAACATAAACAGGCCACTCTGCACAAGTTTCAGGTAACGCACCAAAATTTGTTGTTATAACATGAAGGCCAGATGCCAAAGCTTCTAGAGCTGAAGCACAAAATGTTTCTTCAAATATAGATGGGTATACAAATAAATCATAATCTGTCATATGTTCTAATATATATTCATTAGGTTTATATCCGATGTAATTAACGTTTGGTAATTTTTTAGCTTGTTCAAACAATGGATGCATATCTTTATTAGCATTATTAGCAAACTCACTACCATATATCTCATTAGAGCTGTAAACATCTAGTGTTATATTTTTATTTTGAATTATTTGCATGGCATATAATAAAACATTTAGTC